AATGTGGATGAAACCAATGTGGATGAAACCAATGTGGTTCTATTGAGAGAAACGTTCACTGATAAGGCGACCAAGCACGTTCGTCAAAATGAGTTCACTTATAAAATGGAGGAAATCAAAGAGATTTTAGCTATGGCCAAGAAAGCGGGTTTTATCTTTCACGCCAAAGCCAGTATGAAGAAATACAATGGTGATCCTCATCAATATTTATATATTTTAGAGAAGCCGATGTAATGTTCTTTGTATAATGATCTAATTTATATTTGTATAATATATATTATAAACATGAGTATGGAAGTGTCTCAAGTTATGTTGAAAGCCATTAATAATGGATTTGAGGAGAAAACTTTAACGTCTGAATTCGTTTGTGCGACACCCGATAGTCATGCACAAGAGTTAGCAACCGAAATTGCTTTGGTGCTTGAAGAAAATAATAACGGTCCTTCATTTTTTAATTTTATGAAATTTACCGGGGATGTCGCGGGTCTACTTAATGGGCCCATGAGAATGGATAGAATCAGAAAGGAAAAAGGAGAGTTTGGACGTGAATACAATCTGGGTGCCCTACAAACAGAGATAAATGCGGCGATTGATACTGGATTTAATAAAATAAAGGACACCAGCGGATGTTATAATAAAAGAGATGATGTTTTAAACAAGGTAAAACAATTTTACTCTAACTTGCTCGATAGCAAGTGGAGATCGGTAAATCATGACGAAGTCAATGTTGGAGGCAACAAATCCGCAAGAAAATACACCAACAACCTTTGCAAAAACAAGGCAAAGAAGGATTGTGCAAATGTAAAGGGATGCAAAGTCGCATCTGGTTCCAAAAGGACGTACTGTCGCAAAACCAAAAGCAAAACCCGCTGCACAAAGAAGAGTGTGAACAAACCAAACACCTGCAAAAAGTCATCAAAGTGCACAGTTGCGTCTGGTTCCAAGAGAACATACTGTCGCAAGGCACATAACAAGACCCATAAGAAAAAGTAAATATAATGATTTAGTTCAAACCCCCATCAAAATATATTGATGCATTGTAATATGCTTCAATATGTTTTATTCACACTTATTTGCACTTGTATCTTGCTATGGATGGTGACCAAAATCCGATATCCGTTTTGGAATATGCAACCAGTATATCATTCCTATGACTATTGGCGTTTCTTATATCGAGAACCTTTCACTATTTATAAATATGTCCCTATTAAGACCAAATTCTGCGATTTTGACCAGGTTTTCACATTTCCCTACTATCAGTTTTCCCAACAACAAAAAAGATATTTGTTGAATTTGTTACAATGCTACTATTTACCTGACGGACAAGTGATCCATAACATTTATCAAAAAGACATTGATGTTTATTTTTCGGGTCATGGAGAACCTCCCTTTATTTCTTTCTTCTATGAAAAGGTAATGAACGAAGACAAAACAACCATGTATTTGCCTGAACCGACAGGTTGCATCACATCGATTCCAGTAAACGTCTATTATTTACCCACATTACGAGAACATCAATATTCCAAACTACCAATGTACTATATGAATTATTTGACCACCTACAAAGACCGTAATGAAACGCAGATGAACCGCAGTTTGTTTCAGACCCACGAATACAACCAACGTGTATTAAACCCCACCATTCAACATAGTTTGTTCAAAAAAGAGGGAACCTTGTACGACGGGATATTTCCTTACGTAGAATGGACTACCCACACATACAAACTTCGAGAACTGACCTTCCCATCCCTTCCATCACATCTACAAGTGTCGGAAATAGATCAGAAAAACAATCATATGCTGTTCGATTTTCTCACGATGCAAACCCAAAGTAACTTCCAATACCAAGCGTGTTTGTTCGATACTATCATCTATCCTGATTACAGCAACCTGACCGAATTAATGAGGAACAAAACACTCATGGTATATTGTTTATATAAAGGACAAGAGGTTCTCGGATTGTATTTTTTCAAAAACATTATGCAAGAAGAAGAAACCTCAGAAGGTTTCATCGTAAGGTTAGTAGCCAGCATTTCAAACATAGAAGACACGAGAACATTTTACACAGGGTTTCTATTTGGTCTGCAACAATTGGTTAAGAATAATAGTACATATAAATTCATTATGCTGGATACTTGCAGCCACAACTGGTTGTTGTATGATATGTGGAATCGGCAGATGGGTAAATCATTGGAAAGTTCTCAAACGGGTTACTATTTGTTCAACTTTATTCATCCAAGTTCTCCCTTGGATGAAAAAAAAATATGCATTGTGCTGTAACGATTAGCGAACGTATTTGCCCGAACGAGCAAATGAGTCTAGCACATATACCACGAAAACGCCTAAAAATGTGTAGAGCAAGAATTCTTCGGTAATGTTGTCTGTTTTTTCGTGTTGCTGTTGTTCCAACAAATGGATCATGTAATTGATCTTTTCCATCAGACGACTGTCGTCCAACTGACTTCCAATGCCCATTTTGGAGTAATAGGGTGTAGCATCTTGTTTGTTCTGCATACCTTCATATATCTTGTTGTAATTGCTTAATTTGGTTACCTTGGTATCATCGGCGCCATAACGAACCTTGTTTGCATTTTCGTGCGCTTGAGCAGGTTTTAAATGAGAAAAACGAGGCATTTCTGGGATAAATTGGTTTAATCTCTCGGTTGTGTCATCTTCGTCGTCTTTCTTGGATTGCATAGCCGGAGGTTCAATTGGGGAAAATTCTCCTAAATTATCGTTTTCATTATCGGCGTCAGTCATTTGGTTCAACAATTCATTTATTTTGGTATTTCTCTTGTTATTTGATTCTTCTGCGTCTTCAATGCTAGAAGGCTTTTTCATAGTTTGCATTGGTTCATTGTAAGTGTAGTCGTCGTCATTCTTTTGGTTTCGTCTAATCGAAGGAACTCGTTTTTTGTTTTCATTTGTGTTACTACTGATCCATGGCGATGCTGTTGTAATTAAAGACATTGGAAATATTTACTTTATCTTAAAAAATAAGCAGATATTTATTCAAGTCGTTTATCTAATTTATTGTAAAAAAAATCACAAGTCTATATATACTAAATGCTGAGTTTTTTACATCAATTTATTCCAATTGGTCTATTATTCTTATTTTTGTCTTATCGCAATGAATTCGTCGATTTTAGCCAAACTCCATGGGGAAAAATATTTGCCGTGTGTATGATTTTGCTCTATACACATATGGATAAGGCATTCGGACTGCTTGTATGTTCTCTTGTTATACTGTATTACCAGTCTGAATGGGTTGAAACTTTTCTGAATATGAAGAAAGTAGAGGAATGGGAAGACGAAATAATGAAAAAGAAACAGCCCGAGGAGCAAAAAGTAGACTATTTAGACATCGACCATCCCCAGTCGAGTGTAGCACAAAACGAATTTAGAGAAAAACACTGTAAGAATGGAACACTCAAGTACAAAAATATGGATGTGAAAACTGATATGACTTCTCACGTGTTTCCTGAAGTGAAATTCAACGCCGACAAGTGCAATGTGTGTTCTCCCAACTGTAACTTTTCTATCATTGAAAGCAAGTTCAAAGCAGAGAACAAAGTGAAATCTAAATGTAGCACAAATATGTAAACACAATATATAGAATGCCCAAGCAACAAGTTTCCTTTTTGAAAAAATTAGATGACCAAATCCATTTACTAAACAATAGCAAAATATTCGCAGGCGTGATGATTATTTTATTGAACCTGAGTACTCGCTTTGTGAATTTTAAACTGAGCAAAACAACCGAGGCATACCTGAAGAATACGTTTAGTACTCAAGTTTTGGTGTTTGCAATTGCCTGGATGGGTTCTCGCGACATTTATATTGCGTTCATTGTAACTGCTGTCTTCATTTTGTCTACTGAATATTTGTTCAACGAAGAAAGTGAATTCTGCATATTTTCAGAAGAATTTAAAGATTACCATAACTCCAAACAAGAGCGTGAAAAAGAAGACGCTGAAGAAATAAGTGAAGAAGACATTATCAAGGCAAAACGAGTTCTCGAGAAAGCAAGGAAAACCGACAAGGTATCTTTAGAACTAGAGAGTTACAAAATATAATTCCTTCGTCAAAATCAATATAATAAGAAATCGGTTATTCTTATTATATGGAACTGATTGTTGCGAAAAACAATAAGAATGTTATTGGAAACAATGGCGATTTGATGTGGTATATCTCCAAAGACTTACAACACTTTCGAAAATTAACACAACATCAAATTATTGTAATGGGGCGAAAAACATACGCGTCGCTACCAAATGGTCCGCTCAAAAACCGGATCAATGTAATTATTACGCGAGACCCCACAAAATACAGTAAAGAAATAAACGACGTACATTTTGTAACACTCGATACATGCAATGCACTATTGAATGAACTACAATTGCGACATCGCAAATCCGTATTTATCATCGGCGGCAGTGAAATATACAATCATTTTTATCCTCGATGCAGCACTTTGCATATCACTGAAGTAGATGACGACCAAGACGGAGATACGCTATTTCCTATCACAGAGGAACAAATTGCAAAAGAGTATAAAATCACATCGAAACAAACCCAACGAGACGAAGAAACAAATATACTGTATTCTTTTTGCACATATAAAAAGACGTAAAAATGTATAATGATAATATAAGAACTATTACCAATGGATTTAGTAATCTCCCCATTAGAAATTAAACTTAATACAAATATCCCTAATCAAGCATCCATTTCGTTTACGTCTAGTCTATTGCATCATCCCAGTTATACTATACCTACTAATATCGGAAAATATCCATATTTGATTTCCAATGCTTATTTCCCCGAAGATGCATTGAGAAATATGGAATGGGAAGACCGTATTTCATTCTTTTTCAACCTAGATACCATGCGAAACACAATGGCGAACGAAGTGATTGCAATAAAAACAGGTCCCGAAGAGAAACAACTTGTCGAAAATCGCAACATTTTCATTCTCATAAAGTCATTGTTTCCAACCAAGTATTTTGTCCACAAGAATATTCATCAAACATTAGAATATGTTACTGGTGACCACCCTGAGCGTTCCTTTTTCTTCAATCCGTTTAGTCAACAATTTTCTTACTCAAAGCTGAACAATAAGACATATACAAATATTCGCGTCACTTGGAAAAACGATTTATTGAACCATCCTGTCTATTACGACTTGGTTAAAAACACATATGATTTTCTAATCAAACAACGAAGTGAAGATGCTCGCTATGCGGATAAATATTACAAACTTGTTATAGAGTTTAACGACCTATTGCGAGAATACGTATCTCGTATGTTAGGTATTATGCAGGAATATGATGAAAATATGCCGATAGACAAAGACCAAAATTATCACGCGCTGCTGCGAATCGCGATTGTGAATTCGGTATACCAATGGATTAATTATGAAAATACGGATGAAACATTCGTCAAAATTTTTATTATGAACATCAAACAATATAACAATGAGTTGAAGAACAAGGTCGACGACAAATATTTATCGCCAAGAGAGGTTGATTTCGCATCCAAGAAATTATTCGATCTGATCGAAGAAAAAGATGAGTATATCAATACAATCAAGGACCCATTGATGAGAAAACAAGCCAAATTAGAACTGGTGTTTAATGAAGACGCAGAATTCTTAACCACCAACCGTTTGCTAATAAAATTGGAGAATGACGAAAAGTTAAAAAAGTATTTCAACGATTACATCAATTACTTTAACAACCAAGAAGACAAAATGAAAAAACAATATGCAATTCTGATAAAGGAACTGAACAATGTGGTTGTTTTCCAAAGTTATAAGAGAACACCATTTCTTCAAATATCTTCGCAACCTGACATATTAAAAAACAACGCTACTTATAGACGATATTACACAAACAACATTGAAAAATTATTAGATACCGCTACGAACCGAGACAGTATGATACCCGGAAATCATAAACTATATGCACTCTTGCATACTAACAAAGAAGAAGACATTGCCTATTTTTTCGATTTCATGGAATATGTTTATGAAAAGTACATATTATACAAAACATCGTCCTTGCCCGTTAAAGAAGATTTTGTTCAAGACGCAAGTGAACTAATATATACGGGTGTCGACACTGTGAAAGACAAAAAACAAGTGCATTTTATTCTGGATGTAATTGATGGAGAAGTGAATGACGAAAACAAGCGCGCTTATTATTGTCCGTTTATGAACCATTACATGGGGTTCTTATTGTCTGATTTTACACAACCCAATACGTTTGTGAAATGGAAAGCAGCGCCTTATAATTTCATTGTATCTACTAGTGCAATACAAGACAAATTAACTTCGACAGAAAACAAACCCGTCGAAGAACTTGTATTAGTCCCAACAAGTGATACACTTGACGATAACTGGGAGAAATTTAAAAATCTCGTGAATATTGCTTCTCGAGAAAAAATAGTGGATAGTCTGTTGATTTTGAAAAAGCAAACCCCAGCGATAGACGAAACTGACGAATTTGCGTTTGTCCAAACGAACAATCCTTCTTTGTTTTCTGCAATCAAAAATATTTCAAAACATATCAAGAAGCGGGATCTGAACACAATGGAATTCCGACAGAACCTACAAGCACTGAAAGAGTTGACAAACAATTATCAAAGTCGATTTGTATATAACAAACAGTTGCTGGACAACTTGTCGACTGAAAAAATGGACCAATATGAAAAAGTAAACAAGGACAAAGTAGAGAACGAACTGTATTATACAATAAGTGATAATGCAGTGAAATATTTCCCGCAAAATGGTGGTAGAAAAACTCGCAAGAAAGTGAAATTTGCTAAAAAGAACAATATTGTATTTATTGAATAAATCGACTATATAGATAATTTATTCAATTATAAGGTTTGTGCACTTATTTACGGGGTTTGCGTTTGTTGGTGCGTTTTGTCTTTTTGGATTTATTTTTCCTTGTTTTTCTTTTTTTTATGAGACGTTTTCTTGTCTTTTTTCCACCTTTGTTCGCCCATTCCTCTAGATCTTTCTTCTCCATACCGAGATTTTTTGCGATTTCACTTATTATTTCTAATGGGAGTTTTTGTCCTTCTGTCGTCTTGTTTAAGGCATTTACTTGTTCATATCTCTGTTTGTACTTTTTCAATGTGTCGGTTATTTGTTCATATACATCGGGCGGTTTTGAACTCATATCCATCATGTTAAATACGTTATTTTGTGTTGAACGTTTTTCGCTAGTATTAATGCCTTTATTTAAGTCATCCTCAAGTACACGTCCTTTTAATAGTTCTTCCACCGCTTTGTTATCTCCACGCATAATTGCATCGTGTAAACTCATTGCTTGCTATATATACATATATTGATAAAAAAAATACATGTATACAGAATTTGGAATAACAGTCTATTTTTGTATTTACTAATTACTTCTTTTTGTAAAAGGTTGCCTTTCCGTTCTTAAATATACCTACCTCGTCACCAATATCTTCATCATCAGTTACCGTATAAATTTGACCAGTCTTCTCATTGGTCGTGTAATATTTCTTGCCCTTAATATCCACTTCAAATACCTCCTCTTCTTCAGTCTCTTCCTCTTCTTCAGTCTCTTCCTCTTCTTCA